GCTGCTATGGTAACTACACATCCAGATTATGCAAAATTAGCGGGTAGATTAGCTGTTTCCAATTTACATAAAACAACACCTAAAAAGTTTTCACAATGTATTAAAGAATTACATTCCTTTATTGAACCAAAAACAGGTAAGGAATCGTCATTAATCGATACTGATGTTTATCAGTTCGTTATGGCAAACAGAGAAATTTTAGATGGTGCAATTGACCAAGATCGTGATTTGGATTTTGATTATTTTGGTTTTAAAACTTTAGAACGTTCATATCTTTTAAAGATAGGTTCACGAATTGTTGAAAGACCACAATATATGTACATGAGAGTTGCTGTTGGTATTTGTAAGGGCGATGTTGAAATGGCATTAAGAATCTATGACGATTTATCACAACATTTTTACACACATGCAACACCAACATTATTTAATGCGGGTACCAAAAGACCACAAATGTCTTCATGTTTCTTAATAGGAAATAAAGGAGATGACATTGAGGGATTGTTTGATACAATTGCTGACGTTGCAAAGATTTCTAAGTGGGCTGGTGGTATCGGTTTACATGTGCACGATGTTCGTGCTAAAGGTTCATATATTAAGGGAACTGGTGGAGAATCTGATGGTTTATTACCAATGATGAAGACTTATAATGAAGTTGCTCGTTGGATTAATCAAGGAGGAAAACGTAAAGGTTCTTTCGCAATTTATTTAGAACCATGGCACGCTGATGTTATGGAATTCATTGATTTAAGAAAGAATCACGGTAAAGAAGAAATGAGAGCGAGAGATTTATTCTTAGCTATGTGGACTCCTGATTTGTTTATGCAACGAGTTGAACAAGATGGTGATTGGACATTATTCTCACCTGATGAGGCACCTGGTTTATCAGATGTTTACGATACACCTGAAGAAAAAACATTTACTCGTTTGTATGAATCATATGAACAACAAGGTGTTGGTAGAAAAGTGGTTAAAGCAAGAAAATTGATGGATGCAATTTTAACTGCTCAAATTGAAACTGGAACTCCTTATATGTTGTACAAGGACCCAGCTAACTATAAATCAAACCAAAAGAATTTAGGTACAATTAAATCATCAAATTTATGTACTGAGATTATTGAGTATAGTTCACCAACTGAACAGGCTGTTTGTAATTTAGCGTCATTAGCATTACCAAAATTTATCATAAATGGTGAATTCTCACATGATGTGTTATATAGTTCGGTATATCAAGTTGTAAGAAACTTAAACAATGTTATCGATTTAAATTTTTATCCAACTGAAGAAACAAAACGTTCAAACTTTAAACACAGACCGGTTGGTTTAGGTATTCAAGGTTTAGCTGATGTATTCTGTTTATTGGGTTTACCATTTGAATCTGATGAAGCAGATATATTACAGACAGATATTTTTGAAACAATATATTTTGCAGCATTAACATCTTCAAAAGATTTATCAAAAGAAGTTGGTCCATACGAATCTATCTCAGGTTCACCAATAGAAAAGGGTATTTTCCAATTTGAAATGTGGGGTAAAAAAGACAAAGAATTATCAGGTCGTTGGGATTGGAAGTCATTAAGAAAAGAAGTTGTAAATTACGGAGTTAGAAACTCATTATTAGTTGCACCAATGCCAACTGCATCAACTGCACAAATTTTAGGTAACAACGAAGCGTTTGAACCATTCACAACTAACTTATATTCTCGTAGAACATTAAGTGGTGAATTTATTATGATTAACAAACACTTGGTTAATGACTTACTTAAATTAGGTATGTGGAATGATGAGGTTAAGAAAAAACTAATCATGGAAAATGGTTCAGTTCAAAATATTCCTGAAATCCCAACACAAATGAAAGAAGTTTATAAAACCGTTTGGGAAATGTCTCAAAAAAGAATTCTTCAAATGGCAGCAAATAGAAGTATTTTCATCGACCAATCACAATCATTGAATTTGTTTATCGCTGACGCAACTAAAGCAAAATTACTTGCGGCACATCTATTTGGATGGAAATTAGGATTAAAAACCGGTATGTATTACTTAAGAACTCGTTCTGCGGTCGATGCGTTAAAAGGTTTAGGTATAGATATGTCAACAACTAAACCAGTAGAACAACCACAAACGGTGAATACGGTGGTAACACCAACAAATAATCAAATCATCAGTGAAAATACACCTGAATTAGTGATGACATTGGAAAGACCAACAGACTCACCTTTTGAGTGCGAAGGGTGTGGTTCATAAAGATAAATGGAAGACCCCCTCAATTGTACTTTTAAACTTCCATGTTTTGAGAATAAAGAGGGACGAATATCAAGACACTAATTTAACCCAGCTTCGGCTGGGTTTTTTATTTATTACCATTTTATAATAGTTTATATTTATTGATATGGCAGTAAAATACGGAATTGATTTTCCTTTTAGAGATAGTATGGAAGGTCATTATTTAAAAATGACCACAACACCCGAAAGGGAGGTTAGAGCTAATTTAATACATCTTTTATTAACTAGAAGAGGTACTAGATATTTCTTACCTGATTTTGGTACAAGGTTATACCAATTTATTTTTGACCAAAATGATATGGTTACATGGGGATTAATTGAAGAAGAAATAAGAGAATCAGTAAAAAAATACATACCAAATTTAGATATAACAAATCTTGAGGTAATTTCGGCAGAAGATGACCCTGATAATATAAAAACATTCTCAACTGACGAAGATGAAAGACTTTTTAGAGTTTCGGATAGTGCAACTAAACCATATACAGCAAAAGTAAAAATAGAATATACTGTTAATAACGGAGCATTTTCAACTTCGGACTTTATAATATTAAACATTTAAAATGGGAAAAAAAATATCATACGCAACCAGAGATTTTGCGGGAATTAGACAAGAATTGGTAAATTTAACAAAGGAATATTATCCTGACTTGGTAAAAAATACCAACGATGCATCTATATTTTCAGTGTTGTTAGATTTAAATGCTGCGGTTGCAGATAACTTACATTTTCACATTGATAGAGTTTGGCAAGAAACAATGTTAGACTTTGCACAACAAAGACAATCATTATTTCACATTGCTAAAACATACGGAATTAAAATACCGGGTAACAGACCTTCAGTTTCACTATGTGACTTTTCGGTTAATGTACCTGTAAGAGGCGATAAAGAAGATGATAGATATTTGGGTATTTTAAAATCAGGAGCACAAGTATCTGGTGGGGGTCAAATATTTGAAACACTGGAAGATATTGATTTCTCGGACCCATTTAATAGTAGAGGAGAACCAAATAGATTGAAGATACCAAACTTTGATACTAACAATAAGTTAATTTCATATACAATTACAAAAAGAGAACCTGTAGTTAATGGTGTAACAAGAATTTACAGAAGAGTAATTTCAGAATTAGACCAAAAACCATTTTTAAAGATTTACTTACCTGAACAAGATATATTAGGTGTTACATCAGTAATCCATAAAGAAGGTACATCATTTGGTTCAAATCCAACATCATCAGAATTTTCAAGTGTAACCAATAAATGGTATGAGGTTAAATCATTAATTCAAAATAAAGTGTTCATACCAGACCCAACAGCGGCGTCTGATACTAACAATTTTAAGGCTGGTACTTATTTGGATGTTAATAATAAATTCATAACTGAATATACACCTGAAGGATACTACTCATTAACATTTGGTTCAGGAACTGTGAATCCATTAGATAATTTAGACAATTATATGAATGGTTCATTAAAGGTAAACTTGGCAAGTTATTTGAATAACATGTCATTAGGTTCAGTACCTAAAGCTAACACTACTATATTTGTAAAATATAGAATTGGTGGAGGTAAAGATTCAAATTTAGGAGTTAACGTCATAACAAGTGTAGATGATGTTGATTTTGAAGTAAGTGGTCCAAACGAAAATTTTAATTCACAAGTACAATTATCTTTACGTGTTAGTAACGTTACACCTGCAGTTGGAGGTTCTGACCAACCAACGATTGAGGAATTGAGAAATATGATTGCGTATAACTTCTCAACACAAAACAGAGCGGTTACATTAAATGACTATAAATCTTTAATTGAAACAATGCCATCGACATTCGGAGCACCGGCAAAGGTTAATGTGATGGAAGAAGATAATAAAGTTAAAATAAAACTTTTATCCTATGATGATAAAGGTAATTTAACAGATACAGTTTCTAATACTCTGAAAAACAACATATTAAGTTATCTTTCTGAATATAGAATGATAAATGATTATATTGATATTACAAGTGGTCAAGTTATTGACTTAGGTTTAGAGATTGATTTAATTGTCGATAAGAATGAGAAAACAAGTGATATTCTAAAAGCAACAATTGAAAATACAATTAGTTTCTTTGCTATTGAAAAACGTAAAATGGGTGACCCATTGTTTGTAGGTGATTTAATGAGAGAAATTGGTGCGGTAACGGGTGTGGTTAACATAGTTGATATTCGTGTTTATAACAAAATTGGAGGAGATTACTCAAGTTCAGAAGTATCTCAAAGTTATAAAGACAACGCAACCAAAGAAATTCAACAAACCGATATGACTGTCTTTATGAAATCTAATCAAATCTTCCAAATTAGATTCCCAAATGTTGATATCAAAGTAAGAACTAAATCTTTAGGAACGACTACATATTAAAATGTTTTTTCGTTATAATAGTAGAAAATCTCATGCTTTCTATTTATTATAAGAATGATGCAAAAACATAGAATCTCAACAAACATTGGTAAGGATCAAAAGGTGACCGTAGAATTAAAACAAGACTACGACCTTTTGGAAATTTTATCCTTAAAGTTTACTCAACAAGAGGCTTATACATCGTTATGCTCCGATTATGGGGTGGTTTGTGGTAGAATTTCTGTAAATAACGGTTTTGGGGTCCCTAACGCTCGTGTTTCTATTTTTGTACCACTTACATCTGCCGATGAAAACGACCCTGTAATATCAAAATTATACCCATACAAATCGATTTCTGACAAGGACGATACAAATCATAGATATAATTTATTACCATCAAGAAAACAACACGGAGGACACGAACCAACGGGTACATTTTTTGACCAATCGGATATTCTTTCAAGAGAAGAAGTTTTGGAGGTTTATGAGAAATATTATACGTACACCGTAAAAACAAACACATCTGGTGATTTTATGATATGGGGAGTTCCATTAGGTGAACAAATCATACACGTGGATGTGGATTTATCAGATATTGGATGTTTTTCATTAAGACCGGATGACTTCATTAGATTAGGAGAAGGGGTTGATAAATTTAAAAATACATATTCTTTCAAGTCGTCTGAAGATATTGATTCATTACCACAAATCGTTTCATTTCAACAAAGTATAAATGTTTATCCTTTTTGGGGTAACCAAGATTTATGTGAAATTGGAATTACAAGAACCGATTTTGATTTATCAAGCAAAGGGGTAAAAATAGAACCAAAGGCATATTTCTTAGGTTCGGTATATTCTGACCAAGGAAAAAACTCAGTAAACAAAAACTGTACCCCAAAAGGTACAATGGGTCAAAAATGTTCATTAATATCAGGACCCGCTATTGTTGAAATTATTAGATTCTCTAATAATATGGACAATAAAAATAGACCAATATTAGAAAAATATGAAGTAGAGGAGGATGTTGATGAAGATGGTTCATTTGTATTACCACTACCTATGAATTTAGAGTATGTTTATACAGATGATTTCGGGGATTTACAAGTAACCAACGACCCAAACAAAGGTATTCCAACAACTGGTGTATACCGTTTTAGAATTACAATGAAAAACGAACAACTTGGAAGAGTTCGTGTTGTTGGTAGTTACTTAGTTCCAAATATTAGAGAATATAATAGTAGTGAAGAAGAAATGGATAAGTCTTATACGTTCTCATTGAATTGGGAGGACTATCCAACTGCAGCAACAAATACAAATGTAATCTTTAACCAAACATACGGTTCATATTACCCTAAAGATTATTTCTATAGAATGACATATAATAAAGTTTATGGTGTGTCATCATTTATGGGTTCATATTTCTCCTCAAACGGATTTAATAGACATACATTTTTAGGTATTAAAGAAATTGCACCAAAAGATGAAGACGATTGTGATGGTAATGTAGTAACACCTCCAGTTAACTGGGGAATTCAAAAATTTAATTTTGGAATTTTATTAGCAATTATTATTAATATTTTTGAAAGAATCATTTATACGGGATTCGTTTCAGCGGTACAAGTTTTAATTGTACCATTTCAAGTTCTTTATGATTGGAGAATTTATTTGGGTATTGACACAAGAATATTATCCATAACCATTATAGATTGGTATCCATTTAGAAAGGGAGGACTTATAGATATGGATGAAAAGGTTATTGAACCTTTACAACAATTTGGAACTGTTAGATTAGGTATTTCAATATATCCTGAATGTGAAACTTGTGATAACTTAGACTATACAATACCTGAGCAAACGGAACAAGAAACGGACCCGGAAAAACTATTTGCATTGAGACTACAGGGTGCGGCATTTCCTGAATCATTTGTGGCAAGCTGTTTTAATATTAGTTCATCGGCACTTTATTTTAGTACACCACCGGTAAGTACGGCATATACCTGTTTTGCAAACACAGGAGCACAAATACCATCACTTATAACGATTTCAAATGATAATGCAAGATATATTGTAAAATTCTCAAATGGAAAAAGTGGGAATTTATCATTAACAAAAGGAACAAGAGACGGTATTGATTATTATTATTTTATTGATAATCAACAATTAAGTTATAGTGGAGGTAATCCACCGACTGGTCCAATAACATACAAAATATTTGACTCTTATACCAGATTAACATCTTCAGCACCGACATCTTCAGGATTGAATAGTGAATTGGAAGGTGGATGTCAACAATACGTAACGGTATATAATGAAAGTATTGTGACAAAATCATACTGTGTAGTTGACCCATCGACGGCATATAGAAATTTACCAATAGCAACTAGTGGTATTTCTTGTAGTGGAGGTAAAGTGGTTGCGGCTCAAGTAATTGGTAACGATTCGAATCCGTGTGGTACATGTGATACTAAATCAGGTTTCTCTGAATTTAGATATGGTTTATTTACAATTGTACCTGCTGCAAAAGTTAGTAACTGGACACCAAACATAAGAGCAATTGGTGAATATACTAGAAGAAAATTAGTAGGTAAATTATTTTGTGAAGGTGTTGTTAATTATTCTTTCTTAGATAACTGGTTAACAGGTTCACTTTATTTTTTCCCATTCAAAGCCAAAGTAAGATGGGATGATGAAGCCACTTTAGATTTAAATTACAGGTCAACAGATTATTGTGGCGATTTGGTTTATTTTAAAATTGGTTCATTAGAGAATATAGTAAAAAGATTTTATTATAGGTCAGCATATACCGTTGATGGTTCATCATTTACAAGAGCAAGAAGTACAATGGGTCACCCAACAACAATTGTTGATTTAGGTCCGAGAGATGAGTTTATAAAAGAAATTTGTACCGACCCAAGTTTAGACCCAAATTGTTCAGTTGTTAGAAATATCGGACCTTCATCATATCAAGATTTTAAAGAAATGTTAGGTCTTTATATTAACTATAAAATGGATACATTAGGTGTTAATGGAGATTATACTGACTTTTTTGATAATAACGGATTTGATTATGTGATGCCAAATAAAATGGATGGATATGTCTTCAACGGAGACGCATTACAATTAATATCAATTAATAGCGAGGCGGGTATTGAGGAATTTGATTTACAAAATCCAAATTATTCAGTGTATAATCCAAGAGTATTAGATGCGGAACAAATTGAATCTATGTATGGTGCAGATGCCTCCTTCCCAATTAATTTTGCGTTGGATAAAGAAGATGGTTATAGAGTTAGAGTTTGTTTAAATGAGCCAGGTAGATTAACCGAATCATCACAACCAGTTCCATTTTATTTATGGGATAAAGGTGGTCCGGGTTTTGGTTCTGGAATTCAACAACATTGGGATTATAATAATATAGAAGTACAACCATTACAAGGTATGACTTATGGGTATGTACCAACTGGAGATACCTCACACAAATATGTTTTATTTCCAATGACAAAAGAATATGGTGGAATGATAACAGGTTTTACAGGTATTCAAAGTTCATTATATAGAATATTTGATGTTGAGACAATTGCGGTAAATGCACATAAGGATTATAACATGCAAGAAGAAGGTTTCACAGTTTTGGAAATAACGTCATGGTCAAGTGGTACCACGGACGATGAGAAAATTGCAAACGCAACTGCGGGCACAATATACACCAGAACAGGAAATGCGGTTGCAAAGGGACTAACGGGTAATTGGGTATCTAAAAGTTGGTTAAGTACGGATGATTATTTTATTAAACCAACGTCAACAAATTATGGTGGTGACAAACAAATCTTGTCAACACCATTCTTATATTATTTCGGATTGAGACCGGGTAAAACTGCGGTTGATAAATTTATGTACAAATTTGGACCAAAAGGGGCTTTCCCAACTGCTGAATAATGGAAGAAAATAAAAAAATATTATTACCTAATAAAAGGTACAAAAAGGCTGATGACCAAGAACTTAATTTAGAACTTGGTTTAGAAAACTCTGAATCGTTATTAAGAATCGGTGACAAAGATATTATTTTAGATTTGGCAAAACTTTATGTTGATGAAAGAAATGCCAGCCCAAATTATAAGATATTTGGAAAACTAAAAATGATTTTTAGAAACATGTATAGTGGTGTAACCGAATATTCTTATTTAAAAGAAAGACTTTATTTAGTTGGGGATGGTACCGAAAATAATAATTTTCCTGGATTTTTACCATATGATGAATTTGCATTCTTAAGAAAAGATGTTTATAGGGAAGTAAATGTACCAACAACAAAAAGTACATTAGGAACATTCACACCAAACATAACATATTCAGGTTCTACCGCTCCACACCAAATAAATCGTGATGAGAAATATATATTAACACCAATTACCGCACCTTATTATAATTGGAATCTTTATTTAACATATGTTTTTGACCATGATGGCACATTCCCAATGAAGTATACGTTATCAGGTGATACATACCCAACATTAAATTTTAAATCTAGTGACGGTATCCCATTTAGAATTGAAGAAAATGGTAATATGTTTACATTCACAAGTCCTGTTCCACACGGAATGAAAGAAGGTGAATATGTTAGATTAGCAGGTGACCAATTACCATATGCAGGAAATTCAAGTGACAACACATTTTATATTACAAGTGTTGGTAATGAAATATATGATTCTGAAAAATATGTAATCAACATATTAAAGACAGAAATTAAAGACCAATATAAAAGTTCATATTTCACAAGTACTATTTTTTTAGGTAAAAGAGTTTTAGATATTAATAATATTGATGATACAATTTCAGAATATTATGTACACAAACATAAAACATTAACAGAAACTAAAGATTACATCATGGACCAAATTGGATTTGAAACCCCAATATTTGAAGATGAAAAGAAAATATTAGTTGAAAATAGTGCCGGTGAAAATGATGTGATTGTTGAAAGAAATAGAATGGAATCTGTTTTATATGATTTCAAAGAACCGTTAGTGTTAAGTGGATTGACAAACAATTTAGGGTATACACCAACGGAAGTATATGTAACAACAATTTTTAGAAATGCTAATGGCTATTTTGATTACCCACCAAAGATTGGTTATAAATTTAATTTCCATAATACTTGGATTGATGAACATTTTGATGGGGACGATACTAAGGAAACAACAATAACATATACAACAGAACCGACAGAAAATATCGATTTTAAATATGGTAATGAGATTAGTGGTGGAACTGTATTAACAGGAGCGTATATTGAGTATAATAGAAAAGAATTAAAGGAAAGAGTAATAAGTGAGGCTTATCACAAATTTACCAACCCAACTCCTATTTTTGATTTCAATCAAGACACACCGTCAGTATATGAAAAGGCATCAGGAACTAATATGTTTGGTCTATACTATCAAGCACATAATAGAGTAAAACTTAGAGAGTTGTCACCTTATACCGAATCTGCAAAAACTAACGACATTCTTAATTTACCTGAAAATACAATTTACGATTCAACAGAAGATGTTTGGAGATGGAGAGATTTATATGACCACGGTTACGTTGATATTGATGGATACGGTACAGATTTTCCATTTGTGAATAACATTCACTACGTAAAAAAAGATATTAACTTCTATTTAAGAAATGAGAAGAATTATAATAATAAACAAGACGGTTTGATTGATTTCAACAAAAGAAAAATTGATTGTTAATGCAGATTTTAAGAAAAAATCAAGATTTGAATCTTGTTTTGAATCATGAGACCGATTTCCAAACAAATTTAGGGTGGCAAGAGAATCTTGCACAACTTGAAGATGAAATTCTTGGTGACATTATAAACCCCACAGAAAATTACGAGACTGTAAGATTTATACACGAACCATACGATTCAACAAATAATTTATCAGAAAATGTTGTTGAACAAACAGATATTTGGTTTTATTTTTATTTTTTAAATAATGGCACATATAATAATGGTTTAGATTATAATAGAATTGGAATTACTACAAGAGAAAACGCTAAAATGTTGAGACAATCGACTGAAAGTTTTTTCAGATTAGAATTTTTTAAAACTCCACACATTCTTGATGAGAATGGTAGCATTATTGAATACGAGGCACCAAATAGAATTAATAGAAAATTAGTTTTTGCAAAAAATTTGAGTTTACCATTAGGTGAGAAGGTTTTTTACACTGGTGAAAATTTTAACGAATATATTCATGTTCCCGTATTCATGGGATCAAATTATAAGAACAAAGAGAATATGTATTTCTTTTGGTTCCAAGATGAGAGTGTTTTAACAGAAACAACATTGAGTGGAACTACAACATTAGATAAGTACACATTTGTTAATACAGGAACCGCAAAAACAACACCATTTCTTAATAGTAATAATTTACTAACTAATATTAATATTCCAAATGGTACTACGGTATTTTCAGGACAAACAAATCAAATGTTTGATATACCTGAAGTTACAGTTACATATGATAGAAATTTTTATCCAGGAACAAATACTTTTTTCATGACTGCAAAATTTTTTAATGCCACTGACGGAAGTATTGTGGATTTTACAAATGATGCATTTTCAGCTTCTTATACTGCAACAGGAATAACTGAATCAACAGACATGTACTATCAGGTTGACATTAATAAATTAGACTATTCCTATAAGGTGTATTTTTTTAATGGTACTAAAAGTGTAGATAGATACGGAAGAACGTGTTTACCAATACAGTTTTATGAAAGAGGTGGAGGAACGTTTACAAAACCAACATATGATTGTACATCATTTGTGCCACCGCCAACACCTAATCCTACTCTAACCCCTACACCAACAATAAGTCTAACTCCAACCCCTACACCAACGCCAACACCTGCTGGTAATGGAGGAGGAAACGGAGGTACAGAGGAACCAGTTTATTATTATTTTAAACTAAAAAGTTGTTTAGAAGATCCTAATAGTCCAACTAACGTTTATTGGACATACCGTTCATTTTTAAGTACATCGATGTCTTATGGTAATATATTTAAATCCGCGGGTGGATTTTATTACACTATAGTTGACCATTCATTGACAAATCAAAATGGAACTATTGACGGTACTAAGAGTGTTTCTCCCGATCCACAATCTTGTTCTGAGGTTGAAAATTACTGGCAACCACCCGCACCGAATAGAACTATAAATGTTTCGGTATTTGCTCCGATAGAATATAAAAACGCCTCAATAGTTTTAACAGATGTTTGTGGAAAAAATCCATCGAATATATTGTTTGGTAATGGATATACGACCGCGGGTGTTGGATGGATAGATGGAACAACTATCTCTTCCAATACAACATATCAGTTATATGAAAATTCAACCGCCGGTAGTTCAACACTATTTAGTGGTCCAAACAAATATTGTGGTATATTAATATCAGGACAAGGATCAACATTTGCGTATGTTGCTTACATAAACTCAACGGGTAATTTAAGTGAATGGAGCACATGTTAATAAAAAATAATATCTAAAAAATAGAGTGAAAAGAATAAGACATTCGATAAAAAGAAAGGACATACCACAAACAAAACTGATTTCATTAATCAGTCAGAATTGGTATGTCTCGGAATCGGAGTCTTTATCTTGGAATGACACAGATAGAAATCTTTATATTGGACCTGCGGTTGGAGATATTATTTATAATGTTACGGGCGGAACAGTTCCATATGGTTATTACAAATGGGGAACACCAATAGCAAATAGATGGAATGAGATTACGGGTAACCAAGAACAAATTAATGGTCAAATTTTTGATGACTTACAATTACCCGTTGTTTTATTAAATAAGGTTGACGAGTTTGGTGCAATGGTTGGATTTGATGGTAACATAAAAGAAAACCAACAAGTTAAAGCAACATTCACATGTACGGTGGATTGTGATGAGGTTACATTAACAAACACAACAAACGCATCTAAATTTAAAGCGTTAGGTAAAGCAACATATACAGCAATATGGGGTGATGGAACAACATCAAATATTGGGGTATTAGGATATTGCCAAGGTCCAAATTGTAACAAGGCAGTTAAAACATTTACTACCGGTGGAGAGAAGAATATTAAAATTAAGTTGGATGCTCCTTGGGCTAAAACAGAATCATTTGCGGTTGTTACAATAGATTGTCCTGAAATCATAACTCAGACACCTACACCAACTCAATTCCAAACACCTACACCAACAATTAGTGTCACACCAACTATTACTATTACACCGAGTATTACTCCAACAAAGACGCCTACTCGTACTCCAACAAAGACGCCAACACCAACCCCTACAATTACACCAACGATTACAAATACACCTACGAAAACGCCAACGCAAACTCCAACGGTGACACCTACTATTACATTAACACCAACGATTACCAATACACCAACGATTACCCCAAGTATTACACCAACACAAACTGTACCTGCGGATTGTACATTCGATGTTATTGCAATTATGCAACCAACACCGAGTCCAACTCCAACAATGACGGTTACCCCTACTATTACACCAACTATTACAATTACCCCAACAGTTACAGTAACTGTCACTGAGACACCTACGCAAACACCAACCGTTACACCAACTATTACCGAGACTTCAACCCCAACACCAACGGTGACAGAAACTCTTACGCAAACACCTACTGTTACAATTACAAACACACCAAGCGGTACTCCTACGGAAACACCAACTCAAACACCGAGTGAGACGCCAACACTTACACCAACAGCAACGGTAACGGAGACCCCTACGCAAACGCCAAGTGAGACACCTACACTTACACCGACCGCAACTATAACGGAGACGCCAACACTTACACCAACAGTAACTCAAACGGTTACCGAAACTCCTACGCAAACACCAAGTGAAACGCCAACGCAAACCCCAACAACTACAGTTACTGAAACTCCTACACCAACCCCAACATCGTTGGAATGTAATTTCACAGCAACATTTGATGAATATATAGAATTAACGCAAACACCAACCCCTACACCAACACCAACAATAACCCCTACACCAATAGATTGTAATTTCACAGCAACATTTGATGAAGTGTAATTAAAACAATCACTAATGGTTTAAAATTATGACCGAATAATTAAAACTTTATATTTATAAAAAGGAAATACAATGAGTAGACATTTTGATATAAAAATAGTTTCGGGTTCCGCTGAAGGACCATATGAAATTTATTACGATGGTAATGTAAATAACCATGCGTTGAAATACGGTACTTCAAATAATGCTACTGGTTTAACACTTAGTGAATTAAGTACAGGAACGGGAGTTAGAGTAACTGTACCTGATAATGCAACAA